CGCTGAAAAGTCACCATACGAAGACTCAGTATATGCTACATGTGCTCGCTATGGCCTTAAGCCCGGAGATAAGTTCAAGGTAATCAACGCAGACCTTTACAAGGGTTTATCCGTTGGTGATATTGTAACTCTGCGAGAGGACGATGGTTCACCTTGCCCGTACTTTATCCGTGAGGCTACAGGACGGCTGGTATGTATCTGCTTAGCGCGCCTCGTACCAGTGGCGGCTAACCAATCCAATATACGGGCACCCACCGCAACCCTGTCCACAGTGGACCAATTCAAATCAGAGATTGACGCGTTACGTGCCAAGGCTACACAGAAGCGCGACCAGATTGCTCAGCTCTCAGAAGAGATTGCCGGGATTAACATCGCTATCTACAACACACGCAAGAAACTCAAAGCCAGCTTAGACGGGTACATCTGATGCTCAAAGGTGACAAACATGAAACCGAATCAAAAGAAAATCCTCACGTACCTGCTATGCTCAGTCGGCCTGTTATGGGCGGTGGCGGGGGCAATGCAAGCGTATGCTTCGACCCATATGCAGCGGGAGACAGTGACGTTCAACAGTCTTTTCAAGTCGGATGGGATGACTATCAGTGAGTATTGTTCTGTGACATTGCAGGGCAATACACAGATTGTTGAAGCATCCTGTTACGGCATACTGAAACCTACAGTGACGGACTTACAACGCCGCTACCCACTCGTGGCCTTCCACGTGATTATCAATGGCGAGTCACTGAACACTATTTGAGGTGTATCATGGAATTATCTGATGATGAACTGCGCCTGATTCGTCGGGCGCTGGCGTTCGCAGTCCGCCACCTTCACACCTGTGTCGAGGAAGCACGGGATAATCACCGCGTAAAAGAGAAGCTCGACTGTCAGGTCGAGGCAGCACGTTTAGCCACACTATCGGAGAAACTCCATGAGCAACTCATCAAACAACTCAAAGTTAAATCTAAAAACACTACACGAGGAACTGAGGGATGCGGAGCCAGATGCACTAATCTCTGTGCGGCAGGCGCGTGTCCTAATCGCCAGTCTGATTAACCTCCAGAATGTTGTGGTGTCATTGATGGACACCATGGACCATAACACCAAAATCATGAACGACTCCCACGCAGCGACGAATGAGAATTTCATCGGGCTGTTAGGCATCTGTAAGGTGCTGGGCCGGGAGTTAAACGTCGAGATTAACGGCATCAACGAGGCCACCACAGGCTCCCCATACAACAACAAAACGAGGCACTAACATGAGCGAACGTATATGCGTACCATATGCATGTAAAGGCAATCCAGACGTACACACTATCGTAATTCCAGCAGGCTTTATCAGTCTGGAAGACCTCTTGTCCCATGTCGGCTTCCAGCTTGGTATGGGCGGCCAGTTGCTGGATGAGTTTAACGGCCTTCTGGCACAGGAATACACAGCAGGCAAGCGCGCGCTGGCCGAAGTCCTGAGCCGGGCTACTCATAGCGCGGCGTACACTCCCAACATGGAGGATGCGCACCGTATCCTGATGGCTGAAGAATTGGGGTATGCAAATGACCGTGAGTAAAGCCATTGGCTGGCTGATAGCCTACGCAGTGTTTTCTATAGTCGCCAACGTCATCGGCGGCATCTCGTTAATCATGTTCTTGTTAAAGTGAGGCGATATGTCCGAGTTCCAGAAGAAATTCAAACAGGCGTTTTACGCTAACTTCTCCCGCCGCCGGACCGATGTAGATGGCGTCATTTCCTACCGGACCTATTTTGGTACGTCCCTCCCTACCACGCGGTACGTAGAGACGCTGGTGGATGAGAAGAAGTCTGCGACGGAAGGCGTGGACACAGTGGCGATTGTTGATCAGATTCGTGTGCACCACTTCAACGAAATCATGGGATACATCGACAACGAACTGCGCAAGGTTCTCAAATTGCAGGAGGGGTAATGAGATTCCTGTGTAAATTAGGGATTCATCGCTACCGAACTCGACCGGAGTGGCATACAGTTCCTGAAGTGTGTAATCATGTGCAGACTGGTCGGTGGGTTCGTGTATGCTTCCACATAGGTTACTGTACCCGCTGTAATAAACGGGAATTTTCGAGGGGTATGTAATGAACTACCGGGATTCCGATTGGTATTTGGCTATAAAAGACCACCCGGTCGGTACGCGGTTACGGATGGCACACGATGGCTGCTCCACAAGTGAGGCACTCATCGTTACAAAACAGGATTCCGGGGTAAGCGCGTATTGCTTCCGTTGCAAGTGGAACGGATTCGTTGGCGCGCCTCCTGAATCGTTGGCCCAAAAGTTAGAGCGTAAATCTCGTGAGAAGCTCGCCAGCAAGGTGATGAAGGACAGTAAGGCGTTACCATTGCCTAAGTGTGAAAACATCGCTGAATGGCCGCTGGAAGCGCGTATTTGGCTCTATAAAGCTGGACTTAATAACCATGACATATCTGAAGCTGGTATTTATTATCATGGAGGCAGTAATCGTGTGGTCATTCCTGTATTTGATGGTGACGCGCTGGTGTATTGGCAAGCCCGTGGATTTGACCCTGAAGCGCCTAAGTACCTCAATCCGTCGGTGGTGGACCGGACTGCTCTTGTCGCCAACTGGTACGGCTCTGAAAGATGCCTTGTTCTTACAGAGGACTGGCTATCAGGCTACCGGGTACATCGGGCCACAGGCTTCCAAGTATATGCCCTCCTTGGGACAACACTCACGGACGCAATCGCGGCCCAAATCGTCTACAACCGTGTACCAGTGGCCGTATGGCTCGACCCGGATTCGGCGGGCCAGACTGCGGCGCGGAAGATTATTGCTAAACTCAGTGCGCTGAACCACCCGGTTAAAAACATCGTCACTGAGCGTGACCCTAAACTTTACAGTGACGCAGAAATCCGGGAGGTGTTAGGTGAGTCTGGATAGTGAATTTCTCCGTAGTATCCGACATCGCTCTAAGTTCAAAGAGCGCATAGGCACTACGCCGCTGTATCTCTTCGAAGAGAAAACGAGAGATATTGTTAAGCTAATGAGCCGTTACTTTCGACAGTACAAATCAGCGGAGGTTATAGAGAAAGATGACTTCATCACTTGGATTAATGAACTGAAGGGTGAGAAGTTTACGGATGCAGATAAGATTCTCTTTGATGCACTCATGGAAGATTTTGAGTACGACCTGTCCGCCGCCGCCGAGCAATTCCTGACGGAGCGGTTGCAGGAGTCCGATTTAGTCTACAAAACCGCCGACCTTATTGAGAAATGGTCGAACGGTGATGAGATTGAAATTATTGAGCAAATGAAAATCGTCACCGACAAAGCGGCATTTGGCCGTGCTGACCGGGACGGTATTAAAGTAGTCACAGAGTCGATTGAGGAGATTCTGGAGCACGCCGGGAGCAAGTGGGGATTCGAGTGGTCATTGCCAATATTAGCTAAGGCCATGCGACCCGCACAGCCGGGAGACATGATTCTCATAGCTGCCCGACCGGACCAAGGGAAGACTACATTCATCGGTAACATTGTCCGGCCTTGGCTGGCACAACTGGATGAAATATTTCCCGATGAAGAACGCTGCATTCTCTGGCTCAATAACGAGGGACCGGGTACTCGTATCAAGCTCCGAAATTACCAATCGGCCCTCGGCCTGACTATCCCAGAAGTGGACCAGATGGCTCATACTCGTGGGATGCTGGACGAGGAATACAGGAAGGTGGTAGCCAATGCCGACCGCCTGATTATCCTCGACGTCCACGGCAAGAACACGGCGCAGATTGAACGCAAAATTACGGAATTGAAGCCCGGTGTTATAGTCTGGGACATGCTGGATAAGGTGAAGTATGTTACAGAGGACGCTTTTAGGAACACTCGCACAGACGAATATCTTGAAGGCTTGTACTCATGGGTACGCGAATCCGGTGTTATATATGACTGCGTTAACGTCGTATCAACACAGTTATCCGGTGATGCTGAAAATATGCAGTATCCGCACCTAGGAATGCTCAAGGACTCAAAGACAGGCAAGCAAGGTACGGCTGATGCCATCATTACGTTCGGGTCGGTTGACACTTATCCCCGTACACGATTCATCGGTCTTACTAAAAATAAGCTCAATATGGGCCGCGCTACGAGTCGCCTAGGCGAAGTCATATTCGACGGTGCACGTGGCTTAATCACTATGCCAGAGGTAGAGAAATGATTGATACAGTAGTTTTAACGGCATCCGGCCAATACGTGAATATCCTTGCGCCAACCGAGGATGAGATTGACATCCATGATATTGCTCATGCGTTGGCTAATATCAATCGGTTCAACGGTCACACCGCTGTACCCTACACGGTAGCAGAGCACTCATTGCGCTGTTCAGCCTTGCTTAAGGCGTGGGGATACACTCCCTCATCTCAGTTGGCTGGCCTGCTGCATGATGCTACCGAGGCGTATATCGGCGACGTGGCTACCCCACTCAAACAACTGCTGCCAGAGTTCAGAGTCATTGAGAAGAATCTGGAAAAGGTTATTGAGAAGAAGTTCGACATTATCATTAATGACCGTCCAGAAGTCCATTACGCAGACCTCCAGCTACTGGCATCCGAACGCAAGTACCTGATGCCGGAAACGCCTGAGTATGTTTGGGAGATTATCGACGGGATTGACCCGACGACCTACTCCACAGTGACCGGCAACAATCCTAAGTGGGGTGGTCGGACGCATAAGGAACTGGTCGGCTGGTTCATTAAACGCTTTGAGCAACTTATCAACGAGGTACACAATGTTAAAAATTGACCTGACTATCGGCGCATTTAGGATAACCTCTGATGAACACAATTACATTCTGCACCAGTGCAAGCCTAAGACCAAGGGTAAGGACGTAGGAACTTTACATTGGGCGGTGGTCGGGTACTACAGCAGTCTGGAGCACGTCGCTGGTAATATCGCAAAGTGTGCCGCAGACGGCGTTACCGAAGGCTTCCCTATCTACCAACTCGACGACCTGAAGAAAGTAGAACGGGCTATCTCAGAGGTAGGCACGGAACTGGTTAAGGCAATACAGGAGAAAATTTAATGTCCTATGTAACGTTCGATTTGGAGACAACGGTCAAATCCTTGGCTAAACGCAAGGCCAGCCCGTTCCACCCGAACAATTTCATAGTGGCGATTGGTTGGAAACGACAAAACTGCTCTGTTCAGGGTAGTTACAGTAAAACGGGCGAGCACCATCCCAATTGGTTCGAAGGTCTTTTGGCAGGTACTAAATTACTTGTCGGCCAGAATATCAAATTTGACATTCTCTATGCTATAACCCGGTCCGAATCGGCATACGCCGCTTGGATGAAATGGGTAGAGGCCGGAGGAAATGTTTGGGATTGCCAGCTTGCCGAGTATTTACTGCGAGGTCAGGAACAATCAGCCCACATGTTGTCGATGGATGAGATGGTCGAGGAGTACGGCGGGAACACGAAGGTGGATGAAGTCAAAGCCATGTGGGAAGCAGGCTACGATACACCGGAGATTCCTGAAGACTTGCTGATGCGTTATCTCTGCGGTGAGACAAAGGATGATGGTACTCGCGTGTTCGGCGATATTGAGAACACCGAAGCAATCTTCCTCGGTCAATTGAAGAAGGCACGTAAGCGCGGCCACCTGAAGTCCATCATGCTTAACATGGGGAGCCTGTTGGCCTCCATAGAGATGGAAAAGAACGGTATGGCCGTTGACCTGAAGCTGGGCTTAGAGCAAGCCGAGAAGCTGAAGGAAGCGTGCAACGAACTCCGCGAGAAAATGCAGCAGTACCTGCCAAGCGACCTCCCTTGCGAGTTTAACTGGGGTTCCGGGCACCACTTATCGGCCCTTATCTTCGGCGGCGCGATTAAGTACAAGCAGAAAGCCGAGATTCTGGATGACGAAGGCAACAACGTCTACCCGCAGATTAAGGCGGTTGGGTACGAAACAGTGACCGGGGACTTCGTTATACCGGGACACGGTATCTCAGAAGAACGTTTTCAGGAGATGGTCGAGGCCGGGAACATCGCCACGTACAAGGCTGGGAAGAAGAAGGGCCAATTCCGGTCCAAGCAGGTTAGCATTGATGACCTGTCCCGACCTAAGACGAAGATTATGGAGTTCCGGTATAACATGCCGGGGTTCACGGAGCCGGACCCGAAGTGGGAGACGAAGCACGAAGGCGTTTATGCCACGAACGCAGACGTCATTGAGGAACTGGGAACGCGTGATGTACCGTTCCTGAAAGACCTCACCAAGCTCAACAAAATGGATAAAGACCTGACGACATACTATATCTGCGAAGACCCTAAGAAAGAAGGTATGTTCAAAGGTATGTTGACGCTGGTCGGCGATGACGGCATTATCCACGGCAGTATTAACCACACCTCCACAGTGACCGGGCGATTCTCTGCGAGCAACCCTAACCTCCAGAACATCCCCCGTGCGGACACTTCTGAAGTTAAGAAGCTGTTCATCTCGCGCTTCGGCGACGACGGCCAGATTATTCAGTCTGACTTCTCGTCTCTGGAGATTTACGTTCAGGCATTACTCACAGGTGACAAGCAACTGCTGGCAGACCTGAAGAAAGGTCTGGACATGCACTGCGTTCGCGTCGCCAGTAAATTCGGGGTGTCTTATGAGGAAGCAGTCAAACGTTGTAAGAAGGATGTTAACGCGCCGGACTACAAGCTATGGAAGTCTCGCAGGACTGGATGTAAGGAATTTTCATTCCAACGAGCATACGGCGCTGGAGCGGCAGCAGTGGCGAACTCTACGGGGATGTCTATTGAAGACGTGCAGGACCTTATCAAGTTAGAGGACGAACGTTACCCGGAGATTGAACCATTCTATGCAAGAGTTACAGCAGCAATTAACGAAAGCCGAGTACCAACAAGTCTGTATGTACATCATCCAGAGATACGGGGACTGTCTGTCTGCATCGGCAAAGGATTTTATAGAACGCCTGATGGGAAGAAATACACTTACCGAGAGTACCCTGCTCCGGCTGGTTTTATCAAACGCGGGGGTGCACACGCCTCCTTCTCGCCTCCTGAAATTAAGAACTACATTGTGCAGGGTACAGGTGGCGAGTGGGCGAAAGCTGCAATGTGGCTTGCAGTCCGCACATTCTATCGCTTCAACAACTTCGGAGGAAAGGCGCTCTTAGTCAACGTAGTCCACGATGCGGTGTATGTAGATGGCCACAACGATGTACTCGTAGAGGCATGTGCGGCGCTGGAGGCATGTATGTTTGGTGCTAACGAACTCATGGAGTACCGCTTTGACTGGCAGGTAGATGCGCCAGTGCCTGCGGAAACAACATTCGGGGTAGCTATGTATTACGAGACTGGCGCGGATACCTTAGACGGCTTTAAGGACAAGGTTAAAGAGATGCGTATGTTAAACAGAGAGTTATATTTAGGAGGCTATACCCCGTCATGGGAGAATGTATAGAGCACACACAAGTGGGTGACCTGTTCGGATATGCAAACACCCGGCGCGGAGGACGTCCCATGAAGATGCACCGCGCCGTGTTCCTTGATGTGCATGGGTATCTGCCAGAAGTTGTCAGACATACGTGTGACAACCCGCGCTGTATAAATCCTGAACATCTGCTTGCAGGTACGCAGAAGGATAATATGAGGGACTGTGTTGAGCGCGGTCGGAGAACACCTCCACCGAGACACAACAAGCTATCACAGGAACAAGTATTAGAAATACGACGTGGAACCACGCCAGCGAAAGACCTCGCCGAACGCTTCGGTGTGTCTAAAGTAACCATTTACAATGTACGCAAGTTAAAAAGAGGGTATTACCATGGCTAAGCAATTTTCAGTTTTGAAGAAGAAAGAACTGCTCGTAGACCAGACCAAAGCAAGCACTGGTGGTGACTATACGCCACCAGCGGAAGGTCTGGCCCGTGCCCGACTCGTCGCCTACGTCGAGGTCGGCAAGCACGAGAAGGTCAGTAAGCAATACGGCACCAAGGTCCAGAGCATGGTGCATCTGACCTTCGAACTGTCCGGTCCGAAGTGGGAGCCGAAGAAGCTGGATGATGGTACTCTGATTCCGCAGCGTATCACCCTGAAAGAGAACCTGTCCACTAACACCAAGGCGCGATTCTACAAGCTGTTCCTGAAGCTCCGCGATGGTCGTGAGGACATTACTCACTTCGCCGAAATGCTGGGTGAAGCCTGCCTCATCCGTATCAAGCACCGTGAGTACGAGGTGGATGCTGGCGGCAAGAAAGAGAAGCGCGTTGCGGTCGATGTGTACTCTCCAGACAGTGGCTGGTCAATCACCCCGCCGTACATCCTGAAAGATATTATGGATGAGAACGACGAACCGACTGGCGAGCAAGAGAAGAAGCACGTCACCGTCTCCGACCCGGTTAGTGACCTCCGCCTGTTCATCTGGGATTGCGCGGACAAAGAGCAATGGGACAGCCTGTACATCGAACCGGGTGACGGCGACCGCAGCAAGAACGTGTTCCAAGAACTGATTGTCAACGCGAAGAACTTTATCGGTTCCCCGGCTGAAGCAGCGGCACACGGCTCTGAATCTCTGGAGGCCATTCTGAAGGGTGGTAAGGGTGCCAGTGAGTCTGCCACTGACGATGATGATGATGACGGCTCAGAAGGCGCTGTAGAGGATAAGAGCAGCAAGAAAGCTACCTCTGTTGTGAAGAAGGTCGTTAAGAAGACGGTAGAGGCTGAAAAGCCTGCTGACGAAGATGACTTAGGGGATATTGACTAACATGACAAAGTTCAAGCTGCCTAAAGACCTTGGTTCGATGGTGCAGCCTGAACCTGTTAGCATTGTTCCTGAAATGGTTAAGGGTCGCCGCTGCCACATCGACGGCGACTACTTAGCCTACTTCGCCGCTGGCGGTGAGAATATGCCTGTGAGCATATGCCGCCAAGTGGTTCGGGAACGCGCCGAGAAGTTCCGGGTGATGACAGGTTCGGAAAGCATTCTACTGCAACTATCCGATAACCGATGCACGAAAGGCGACCGGGTGTTCATTAGTACCACCCAACCATACCAAGGCCAACGCCTGTCCGGCAAGAAGCCGGGTAACTGGCAGGCAACCCGCGAGTATATCGACTCTGGTGCTCATGGCATTCCAATGAAGGTTTGGAAAACGCGAGAGGCCGATGACGGAGCGGCATACTGTGCCGAGACGCAGAGCGGAGGCTTAGATGCCATTTGTACTAAAGATAAAGATTGGCGTATGTTTGCTGGCCTGCACTGTATCTGGGATACTTTCCAATTGGTGCAAGTCAACCCCGGAGACTTTCGCGTCGATGGTCCTGCTCCTGTTAAGGATAAAAACGGCAAGACCCCACTTCAAAAGTATTATGGTCATTTCTTCTTCTGGCAGCAGATGCTATACGGAGACACGGCAGACCACATCCCCGGTATACACGGGATTGGCGAGGCCACTGCCGCCCAACTTCTGCTTGACTGTACTAATAACGCCGAAGCATTCGATGTTGTCGCTGATATTTACAGGAAAAAGAAACGGGAGGAGTGGTCTGATTATATGGTTGAGCAGGCTGCGCTTCTATGGATGCGAACTGACCGACACGCAGACCTGCTGGATTTCCTCAAGATATTCCCGGAAGATGAGGAAATTATCATTGCTGCGGAGAAGATGAGGCAGCGTGTTCTCGAAGATAAGGCTACCTTAGAGAGCATACTCAAAGGTTACTCACATAAATAGAGGGTATTCAGTGATGATGAAATTAACCCAATCCCTAATCCCTGTAGTAAGACGCAAGATGGCAGCAGAGCAAGGGAACCGATGTCTTTTGTGCGAAGAGATTATGGAAGATAAGCAAATGGTTCTGGACCACGACCATGATACAGGCCACTGTCGCGGGGTTCTCCACAGAGGCTGTAATGCCATGCTCGGACATCTGGAAAACAACCGTGCCCGTCACCTGCTGAAAGACGACGACAAGTTCGCTACGTTCCTCGGGAACATCATGGCGTATATCACCATGGACTGCTCGCACCAGCCACTGCACAGCACTCATAAGAACGCTGCGGAGAAGAAAGCCGCAGCATATGAGAAGTCCCGGAAGAAACTGGTAGCCTCCCGGATTGCCTCCAACCCAACCGCCGCCGACGCTATCAAAGCGAAGGAAAAGGCACTGCGTAAAGTACGTGCTGACCGTAACCGTCCTACTGTTAAAGGAACAAATGATGCCTAAAACTAGCCTGATTGCACTATTCACCAAGGAACAACACCAATCAATCCTCGGTAAGCATCTGGATAACACTGCTGCTGCCAAGGCATACAACGAACTGCTGGGCTGGAATAGCCCGGTGGTCTACCGCCAAGTTGTAGCGTACTGGCGCAAGATTTACATCGACCATGGTGGTAAGAAAGGCGAGGCTATTCGTGAAGAGAAACAAGCTGTTAAGCTGGTTCAGCCATCACCAAGTGACGATATTGGTAACACTGACGTCCCTGACGTGTGTCGCCGTATCCTTGTGGTTGGTGATTTACATGCTCCTTATACTCATCCCGACGCTATTGCTTTCCTTCGCCATGTCCGAGACAGTTATGTTCCTGACATGGTTGTTCAGGTAGGTGATGAGACGGACGGCCACGCAATCAGCTTCCACGACTCGGACCCGAATCTGGATAGCGCCGGGGTCGAATTAGAGAAAGCCAAACTTGTACTGGAGAAACTACATGACTTGTTCCCTAACCTTCTCGTTTGCGATTCCAATCACGGAAGTCTGGTGTATCGCCGCGCTAAAGCTCACGGTCTTCCAGTACAGTTCATCAAGAAATACCGCGATATACTGTTCCCGGAGCACGGTGCTAAGAAGTGGAGTTGGGCGGATGCTTGGGTTCTTAATACCCCACTCGGCCCTGTACGGTTCCAGCATCAGGTATCTGGTGACTTCATGCTCAACGCAAGCCACGAACGAACGTCTCTCGTTCTGGGTCACGAACATGGTCGCTTTGAAGTGCAATACGCAGCTTCTTCCTCTGCGCTGTATTTCGGGGCTTATGCCGGGTGTCTGATTGACCGTAAGTCTCTGGCCTTTGCCTACGGTAAGTTGCACCGCAAGAAACCAATCCTCGGCGTGATGGTAATCACCGATGGTTGTCCGCAGTTAATCCCTATGCTGATGAACGAAGAAGGTCGTTGGGTCGGTCGCTAATTATACCGGGCAGGGATGCCCATTCAATTGAGGATAAGATATGTTAGTAATGCTCTCTGGCGCGATTGGCGCTGGCAAAGATACCTTCGGTGAGTTCCTGTACGACTCATTTGACAAGTTCGGCTACAACGTGGAAGTGGTGAAGTTTGCCGACCCCATTCGTGAAGCTGCATTTAAGCTCGGATTCAATCCAGATGACCGGGCAACCAAGGAAGTACCTGCAATACGCCATTATAAACTCTCAGAACTTGATGAGGCCATTTTTACTACTCATACCTGCCTGACACCTTACGAGCGCCGAATGGTCGCTGTACGAGTTCACCAGAGATTAATTAACATCCGTAAGGAAAAGCACGATGGCATTTATAAACCTGTCGTCAGTACGCGGGAGTTTATGCAGGTGGTTGGCGGCACTGTCCGAGATGCAGATGTGGATTACTATATCAAACACATGTTATCCAATGTACCCGTTGGGCGAATTAACATCTGCACTGACTCTCGGTTCCTTAACGAGCAAAAAATCGGGGATTATTCAATCTACGTTGAGCGTCCAAACAACCCGCTGGCGGTTAATACTCTCGACGCCTCGGAAGCAGCACAAGCATCGCTCCGAGGGGCGGCGAAGAAAGTAATCCTGAACAACAGCACTCTGGATAATCTGGCAGAAATGGCAGACTATGTGGCTACAACACTAATTTCAAAAGGGTATTGTGATGATGCAGTTAAAGAGTCAAGCGGAACTGGAATCCTTATCGAGTGAACGCGGCCTTGCCAAGCTGATGGCCGAGTGTGAGCAGGCTGAATCAGCGGGGCGTGCATCCGGCGCGTTTTATGCCAAGCAGTTGTTAGAGCGTTTTGTTAACCGTATGGCCGAACGTATTGACCACGAGATGGCGAATCCGGGTGCTGGCCGCGCGAAAGCGCATAAGAAACTGGTCGCTGTGTTTGACTCAAAAGTCACTGCGTTTATTTCTGTATCAACCACATTGAATATGCTGATGGTCAACGAGCAGACACCGGGCACCAGCCTTAGTCGCGCCCTCGGCAATGCAATGTACAACGAACTGTTCTGCACCACGTTCGACGATGCCAACCCGGACCTGTTCCACACCATCTGCAAGGACTTGGATAAGCGCCAGAGCAAATCCAGCCGCCACCGCATGACTGTGCTGAAGAATCAGGCAGCGAAGAAGGGTATCGCGTGGGAGAACTGGACCGTCACCGAAATCCTTCAGGTTGGTGAGTGGTGTCTGGATAATCTGGTGTCAGTTGGCCTGTGCGAAACGCATACCGAGGTGTCTCGCGGTAAGGCGAAGATGTACGTGGAACTGTCCGACGAGGCGCTGGGAATGATTGAGGATACCAAACGTCTGGTGTCCTTCTTCCGGCCCCAGCGCCTCCCGTTCGTAGAGAAGCCTCTGGACTGGACCGGGATTGTTGGTGGTGGCTACCATACTGCTCGTATGCAGAGTACGATGCCTCGTTGCATCAAAGCCAGCCCGACCCAGATGGATGTACTCATAAAGCATCGTGACGACTACAAGGGTACGGTGGTGGCGTGCATTAACACTCTGCAATCGGTAGAGTGGCGTATCAACAAGCGTATTCTGGAAGTGCAGCAGCAGATGTTCCGTGGCTTTGAGCCGAAGAACAAGCCGGATGCGCTGGAGTGTCATAGCAAGGACGTTGAGGATTGGACAGAGGCAGATAAATCTCTACACAGCCACTGGAAGAAGGAAATGGCTCGCTGGTACACAGAGCAGCGTGCAGAGCGTTATGCCGCTTCACGACATGCCTACACGTTGTCAGTGGCACGAGAGTTCGCTGACTACCCGCGTATCTGGTTCATGTACTTCGCTGACTGGCGGGGCCGTTACTACCCGGCCACCACAGGCATCTCGCCGCAGGGGACCGACATCTCTAAATCCATGCTGGAGTTCGCCAATGGCAAGCCCATCTCTGACCCAATCGCAGAACAGTTCTTCTTCCTCCTTGGTTCAACTAAATTCGGATTCGACAAAGGCTCTATATCCGAACGAGTTCAGTGGGTTCACGAGAATCACGAACTTATCATGGCGTGTGCCGACGAACCGCTACTTCATACTGATTTCTGGTACAGAGAGGCAGATAAGAAGACCCGTTACCAATTTCTGGCATGGTGTTTTGAATATGCTGAATACAAACGGTTCCCGGCTGGATTTGTATCACGACTTCCGGTATCTCTTGATGGCACATGTAACGGCCTACAACACTATTCGGCGATGTTACGAGATTCGGTTGGTGCTAAAGCTACCAACTTGTTACCTGCTAACCGACCAAACGATATTTACGCGCAAGTCGCAGGCGTTGTCACCAACCTTCTTGAAAGCATGTCACCTGCTGACTTCCCGGCACTGACACGCGAATCTAAGCCTCTCAGCATCTATGAGGTGGATTTTTTCAGGAGGGGGTGGTTACACCACGGCATTAGCCGTAGCCTCGTTAAACGGTGCGTTATGACGTTACCTTACGGGTCCAAGAAGTTCAGCATGGGTCGCTTCATTAAGGGCGATTACATGCTGGATATTCACCCGGAAGAGTTCGACACCGACGACTACACCGACGCGGCGAACTTCCTTGGCGATATAGTCTGGAAGGCTATCGGGATGGTGGTAGAGAAGGCGGTCGGCGGCATGAGCTACTTTCAAGGCACCAGCCGAGCAATTACCCGCAAGAAAGACGTTGAGGTCATCCAGTGGCCGAGCATGACCGGACTTCCAATTGTTCAGGATTATTGGAAGACAGAGTACGTACAGTTCCGCTCAGTACGTGGTGGTGGTGCTCGACTGAAGTGTCTGGTCGAAACGGACAAGATTGACAAGCTGGGACATGCCAACGGAATCGCACCCAACATTGTTCACAGTCTGGATGCAGCGCACTTAACGTTCGTTACGCTGGCCGCAGCAAAGGCTGGCATTGACTCCTTCGCAATGATTCACGACGACTACGGAACCCACGCAGCCGACACAGCACTCCTGTTCAAGCTCATCCGTGAAGAGTTCGTCAAGATGTACGAGCAAGACCCTTTCACAATGATTGCTGAAGCTCTTGAAGCACAAGCAATATCCAAGTATGTTCCTGCCAGACCAGAGTTCGGCGACCTCGACTTACAGCAGGTCAATCACTCCGAATACTTCTTCCTGTAGTACCTCGGCCAAGGATGGCTACCCTCCCCCCTATTTCGTCACCTACAATAGCACACAATACCCTCAAACTGTTCGTTTTGAACACTAGCCTTGGCCTCTTTGGTCAGGGCTATTTTTTCTGTTTTTGGGTATTCGTTAAATATGGCTTGAAGCCTTGATATATGGGGTTTCCGCACATTATTTTAATAAGGGGTCTGGAGGGTGTTAAAATGTTCCTTAAATTTTTACTTTGGTTAATTTCTAAGTTAAGCGAAAGCCAACTTAGTAAGGTAAGAGATTATTACCTGATTAGTGGTCCATACCGTAGTGAATTAGAAAGACTACATTCCCGGATTAGTGAGTTAGAGGGTGCTCTTTCCTCCTCAGAGTCTGTACCAGAACCTGTTACAGAAATATTCAGTAGAATGAACTATGAGGTGTACGAATACTTTGAGCGTACAGTAAGTAATACTTCTGTAGCTAGTTCTACTACTGATTTAGAAGCTGGGTTTAAATTAGGTGTCCAGCATGTTCTCGCCAAGTTGAGGAATGGGTATGTCACACCGCGAAGTCTCTGATTCTGATTGGGTAGCTAGTGTTCCTAAGTTGGTTGAGGCTATTTGCAACTCACCTAGCAGGATGATATGTGATATTGACGTAGAGGCTACTCTGGCCCATTTTATGGCCGTAGCCACTCGTGGCGGTGCGTATATTGTCAAGGAGAAGTATCTGGTCGTATTCGACCGCTACAAGCTCTGGTACGCACCTACCAAGGATATTATCGAAGAGAAGATTGTCCTGTGTATTTATCCAGAAAATCCCGGCTCAATGTTCGATGTTGTCCGATTTCTAATTGAACAACGTGATTACCTTGAAGCGAATCACTTGGTCATAGGTGACTTCCTGCACACTAATCAGGAAAAGTATGGTCGAGTCCTAACTAAATTAGGGTTGACCAAAATCAACTCAGTTTACGCATGTTAGGAGGTTCCCAATGGGAGGCTTACTCGGAGGGGGCGATAACGGGAAGGCTCAAGCAAAAGCGACCCGTGAAGCTGCCGAACGTCAGGCACAGGCAACATTGCAGGCCGCACGGGAGCAGATAGCGGCTCAGAACCGTCAGGCGGCTGCACAGAATCAATGGTCCAGTCAGCAGGCCGCGCAACAGCGTGAGTTTGAGGCCCAGCTAAATAAGACCAATCAAGAATACCAATCAACCCTACAAGCACAACAGCTTGCTCAGCAGAAAGCACTCACTGAACAGACTAACGCCATTAACAAGGCGTATCAGGACAAGATGGCTAGTCTGCAACAGCAGGCCAACGAACAACAGCAGTTTGAGTACACCCAGCAGCTTCTACAGTCCGCCGCAGACGCACAGCGCCAGCAGGCACTGAAGGATGCGCAGGATGCTACTTGGATGCCGCAGGAACAGGTCGAGGTTACTCTGGCCCCGGATAGCTCCACATATCTGGACGAGCAACGTCGTAGACGTCCCGTGAGCAACCTATACAACGGTGCTGGTAACGTGAACACGGCTTCGGCGGATACATCGTCTGCAAGTGGCACAGGGCTTTCTAGTGGCTTGAGGATTTAATATGACCGATGATGAAGCTCGCCAACTTGCTCAATGGGGCGAGGATGAGATTGCCCGAATACTGGGCCTGAACAGAAACTCATATTTGTCGGCACAGGGACAGTCGGTGGCTGACTGGTCCAGCCGCTGGTCCTCCGGCCTGCAAGATATTGTGGGTTACTATGACCAAGGTAAGGCCAACTCCCTGTACGCATCACTTGGTGGAACTACATCGGATACATACCTCAAACAGTTGTCGATGCTGGCAGAGGAATCCAACAAGCTCTACACCATGATTAATAACCCCAATGCAGTGCATTCCAAGCTCCGGGCAGAGGCCGGGAAGCAGGGCGGTGTAGCGCAGTTCTCTATCGGTATGGGTTATCGTACTGAGGGCAACGGCGGTTACGTTTACGACCTGATGGGCAACAGATACAACGATATAACGATGAGTCTGCTGTACAAATCCCTGTATAGCATGGTTGATAGCTTCAGCAATCAACAAGGTAAAATCGTTAACGAGTTGAATGCACAGCAGGGTCGTGAGCAGAACTATATCAGTCAGATTAGTGGTTTATTGCAGCAGGGTACATTAGCAAAGACCAAGGCTGAGCAGGAAGCGCAGAAGAAGGCGCTTGAGCAGCAATATGCACAGCAACAGGCAGAACTGAACAAGCAGGCTGAAGAGAATGCACGTATCCTCAAGGAGAAGCAGGAAGCTCAGACCAAGATGTTCAACGAGTCCGCTAAGGTTACGGCGGAATCCAACGCAGCGACATCCCAGCTTCAACAGGCCAAATCTGCTGCCACTCAGGTAGCCAGTGTAGGTACATCTCGCGGTGGTGAGGCAATATCCTCAACCAACGCAGCCGCTAAATCAAAGACCAGACAAACCACGCGTACTGAACGCTGGCAGTCAACCCGCTCCCCAGCCGCTGGCGGTGGCGGCATCAACGTTTAACAGGAGCTATCATGACCAACGCAGACAACGCTGTACAATCAACCGTTACAGCGCCGTCTCGCTGGACTGAACTTGACGGGCAGAGACGTAGCCTAGTGCGTCGGTGGGAGTCATATTCCATCTACACCATCCCCTACATCTGCCCTGATGAGAACTACCAGCAGGACACGGATGAAATGACCCACGACTTCCAAGCAGTGGGCGCACAAGCCGTGAACAGTCTCGCCAACAAAATCATGTTAGCTCTGTTCGCACCCTCCAGACCATTCTTCAAACTCGACCCTGATGATGACACCAAGGAAGAGTTGATGAAGGTTGGTATCGACCCAGACGCATTGAAAGATGTGTTCTCATCCTTGGAACTTCAGAGCGCAAAGCTGCTGGATACCAAGAATTTCCGCCCGGTAATGTTCGAAATCATCAAGTCACTCATCGTCACTGGCAATAGCCTGATGGACTTGGGTAACGAAGTGGCCTATGTCCGGGTACGTGATTTCGTAGTGAAGCGCGACTATTACGGTCGTCCCTGCGAAATCATGATTAAGACCTGCCTCAAGTTTGAGCAGTTGACCATCGACGTTCAGGAATCCTGCAAGCAGAAGAAGCCGCATGGATACACCCCGGACACGAAAGTGGACGTTTACCGTTGGTACAAAGTGGATGAGACGGGTAAACGTATTAAGATGACTTACTGGATAGATGACCTCTCTCTGGAAGATGGCAAGTATCAAGGGGATTGGAAGAGGGAAGATTGTCCCGTCCGCCCACTGACTTGGTGTCTTACTGCGAATGCCGACTACGGAACTGGTCTGGTAGAGGAATACGCTGGCGACTTCGCCGCGCTATCCACGATGTCAACCTCTTTCGTGCAGGGTAGTGTTCTCGCTTCCGAGTTCCGCTGGCTCTCCAACCCGGCTGGTATGACCCAACCGGAAGATGTCCGCGACTCAAATAACGGTGCAGTAATTCCCGGCGTCGAAGGCGACCTGTCACTCATCTCTGCTGGTCAGGGTATGGGGCAGACTCTCCAGATGATGATGAACGGTATGGACATTTACACCCGACGTATCAGTCAAGGATTCTTGATGCTGTCCGGTGTTACCCGCGATGCAGAACGTGTGACCGCCGAAGAGATTCGGATGCAGGCCAACGAACTGGAAAACTCACTGGGTGGAGCGTATAGCCGACTGGCTATCGACATGCAGCTTCCAATTGCCAACTGGCTTCTGGATATGCAAGACCTGTCCATCAAAGGCGTCAAGATGAACGTATCCATCGTGACTGGCCTCAACGCACTATCCCGTAACGGCGACCTTGATAATCTCAACGCTGCCGTAGGCAATATCACCGCAATGTACCAGATGCCCCCGTTGGCTATGCGACTGCTCAAAATGGATGCAGTCATCTCCGACATCATGGCAGGCCACGGCCTGTTGGCAGCCCGGTACGTCAAAACTCAAGCTGAAGTTGCTCAAGAAGAACAGCAGGCTCAACAGCAGGCTCTTGCTCAACAAGGCGCGGCAAACGTGGTAGACCAAGCCACGATGCCTCAACAACCAATGTGAGGGTAATTCATGACCGTATCAACTCCGTCAACTCCGGTACAACAAGCAGCAGCCCCGGCGGCTGCTCCGGCACCACAAGCTCCGGCACAGAGCGGCATCCCGTATGTTCCGCCTGCCCCTGTAGCTCCGGCTGCTCCGGTGGAAGCACCGCAAGCAACGCTTGACCCGAATCAATTCGCTAACCCGTCTCAGGCAGGCACCCCCGCCGCCCCGGTACAGCAGCCAGCACCGCAGTCTCAACCGCAGGCTCCCGTAGAGCCGCCAGCACAGCAGACGCCATCGCAGGCAGAATTAACGCTGACAGAGAAACCGTTGTACAAGCACGAGCCTACTGGCAACGCTGCTTATGATATGGCTATGAATGCCTTCGCAGCCAAGGGATTCTCCCCGGACCACCCTGCATTCGTCCCGGCATCAAAAGGCGACTTCTCCGCACTGGAGGCGTTCGTCAAGGAGCAGGGCATAGACCCACAATATCTGGCCTTGGCCCAACAGGCTTACGTCCAGATTTCTGAGCACCACAACGCCACTCATGGCGAGACTATCAAGAAAGCACTGGAAGTCGCTGGTGGTCAGGAACGCTGGAACAAGGTGCAGGAATGGGTTCAGAACGTAGCCAGCCCGGAAGAGATTACTTACTACAAACAGCAACTGGAAGCTGGCGGTATCGCAACCCTGAAAGCGGTTGAATATCTGTCCGGCCTGTACGGCCAGCACGCAGAGAACGCTCCGGCACAGCCTAGCGAATCGCCTGCTACCCCGTTCAATACCAATTCGTCACCTACAATAGCAACTAACGGTGCCCCGATTTCCCCGCAAGAATTTCGGGCAGAACTGTCTCGTCTCATTGACAAGGTAGGGTACTCCGGTCTGGAAACCTCACCGGAATACAAAGCGTTGCAACAACGTCGTCAGGCGTGGCGCGGGTAACATACATCCCTCCCGTCCTGCCGTAATCTTTGCTTAGAAGGAAACATAAATGGCCTTACCAACTTGGACTCCTACCCGTCCTAACCAACAGAACCAAGCAGGTGATGTGAATGCTCTCATCATCGAAGAGTTCACGGGCATCGTTGAGCACACTATTAAGCGTAAGCAGGTGCTGGCCCCGTTTATCCCGATGCGTACCATTCGTGGTACTAACACCCTGACCAACTATGCGGTCGGCAACACCACTCTCGGCACTGTAACCACTGGTACTGAACCAGCGGAAACTTCTGGCCCGGATGTCTCCCGCAACTTCTTGGTTGTGGATACTCACGTCTATGCACGTAACTCCATCGGTCTTCTGGAAACCTTCCAGAGCACCATCGACATCCGTCGTGAGATTGCAATTGAGCATGGCGAAACCATGTCCAAGTTTACTGACCAAGCCTTCTTCATTCAGGCGGTCAAAGCGGCTCGTGCTGTTCAGAGTTCTTACTCTGGTGGTACTGCTAGTAAACCGGGTGGCTTCGGCGTGGGTAACGTCCAGACTCTGGCTGCGGCTGGTGACGAACTGGATGGCACCAAGCTGTACAAAGCAATCAGCAACCTGTTCGTGAAGATGGAACAGCAGGACGTGCAGCCGAATATGGATGGCATGGTTCTGGCTCTGGTTCCGTCTGCGTTCTACGCGCTGCTGGATGCTGAGCAAATCATCAACGGTAACTATGTTACTGCTGACGGCACCAGCGTATCTGGTATGGTCTTCAAAGCGTTCGGTGTGCCTGTTGTTAAATCCAACAACATCCCGACCACCAACATCACATCACATCCTCTGGGTGCGAACTACACTGGCGACTTCACCAAAGTCGTAGGCGTGGTTCTGTCTCCGAAGGCTCTGATGGCTGGTGAGACTATCCCGCTCCAGAGCGACCTGTTCTACGACAAGCTGCGTAAGACTTGGTACGTGGACTCCGAGCGTGCATTCGGTGTAGCACCGAACCGCAACGAATACGCTGGCGTTATTCAGAAAGCGTAATACAACTAGCCCTCACTTCGGTGGGGGCTATTTTTCCTAAAGTATTCAGAGGAACTTTTCATGGGTAATATCACGAAGTTGACTGTGGTCAACGAATGCCTGAAGACTATGGGAGAGGTTCCTCTGAATACCTTGGTTAACGAGGACCACCCGTACATTGCAGCGGCATTATCCACGCTTGATTTGGCCCTTATCCGAGAACTCTCCTTGCCGTGGTGGTTCAATACCGAGTATTGTACCCTGCACCCGGATAGCGTCACGAAGAAGATTGTCCTTCCCCAGAACTGTCTGGACATTGACCCGCGTTCCGGTACTGGGTATCTGGTAGCCCGTGGCCGATACCTATTTGACCGCATGAGGCAGAGCTATGAGTTCGATAAGCCGGAGGAAGTCCGGTATACATCGTTCATTGAGTTCGATGACCTGCCGATGCTGTTCAAGATGTACGTGATGTATTCTGCGGTACTGGACTTCTGTTCCAGCTTTGATGCAGATGCACAACGCGTACAGGAAGTGAACATGAAATATGCAGCTTCCCGTGTAACCGTGAAGTCGGCAGACACCCGCAACAAGGACATCAACATGTTCCAGCAGGTGAGCACTTCTACCAAACTTAACCGTATTGCTTGGCCGGGTACAACCGCTGTCCGAGCACGTAACGCAATGAGACGATAATCTATGGCGCGTGTTGAAGGTTCTTACGAATCAGTAGTTCGGGGCGTCTCTCAGCAGGTGCCACACCAACGTTTCTCCGGTCAGCACACTGACCAAAAAAACTTACTTAGTGACCCGGTAGAGGGTCTGGTACGGCGTAGAGGTACTCGTCGCATATCAGAGCATCTTGTTACCCCGTCACTGACTGCCTCCGCTATTGCAGAGATTCAAAAATATCGTACACACAAGTGGAACCCCGGTTCCGCTGGCGAACCACTACAGGTTGCATATAAGGCCAAGCCCGGTGTTATAGGGGATGGCCGTCTGCTGTACATCATCAATCAGGTTACTCGGAACCGGGTTAACACTGCTGGTATAGATGCCGAGACTGATACGGTGTATCAGAAAGCACTCGCTAATGGTCTGTCCGCCATAACCTCTGTGGGTCGTTACCTGTTCATGGCGGTAAACAATCATGTGGGCAGCGTGGCTGCGTCTCAGGATTACTTAGCAACAACCAACCGCAATAAGGTTGTAGCATGGGTCCGTGGTGGGGCATATGCCCGTACATATACTGTGACCTTATTGCTGGATGCTGGTGGTCAGTTGAAGTTCAGCTATACCACAATGTCCTCGTCGTACCCGACAGTGATTAACACCGCTGCGGCTGGTAATACCACCGACACGGATTATCAGAATAAGCTGTCCAAGATAGTCGCCGATTACAACTCGGCCACTACCAAGTGGATTTCGGACGCAGCCAAGGACATCGACGCGGAGAATATTGCCAACCGCTTATTGAACGGTCCAGCCACATCCGGTAATACTGGTACTGGTACTGGTCTTATTGCAGCCAACGCTGCTGCCACGGGAATCAATAAAGTAACCAACCTGACGTATGCGCTGGTTAGCTCCACGCTGTATATTCAGGGCGACAACATTCGTGAGATAGTTGTTGACGATGGTGGCGACACGACACTGATTCGTGGCGTTGGTAACGAGGTAACTAGCGCAGACTTGGTATCCACCCGACACTTCTATGACAAGATTGTGAAGGTGCGTGCTAAGAAGTCCGACGACTCTGACGCATACTACCTGAAGGCAGAATCAAAGAACGACTCCAATGACCCCGGTGTAACTGACCGTGGGGAAGTGGTCTGGAAAGAGTGTGCTGGATATACTCAGACGTTGACCAACCATTTCCTGTTCGGCTACTACCACACTGATGGGGTCGTGTATGTTTCAAGCTCTCTTTCTAAGCTGTCTACTACGCTTTCAATCACTACCCCGGTTCTCCAACCGAACCTTGCTGGGGATGATTTCACCAACCCACCGCCTAACTTCGGCACCAAGCAAATCACCTATTTGGGTATGTTCCAAGACCGTCTTGTCGTGGGTAGCGGGGCAGTTGCTTCGTTCTCGCGGCCCGGAGATTACCTTAATTTCTTTAGACAATCGGTGCTCACGCTTACTGACACTGACCCAATCGACATGTTCGCACTCGGAGCGGAGGATGATGTTCTCCGACACTCGGCGCTGTTCGATAAGTCGTTATTCATCTTTGGCGACAAGCGACAATACGTAGTCAACGGGCGTACCGTCCTGACTCCTACCAACCAGAACATGACCGTGGTATCGCAATTCCCGAACACTACCGGGGCGCAGCCACAGGGTTCCGGCAACTTCATCTTCTATACGAAGCCCGGTGACACGAGTTCTCCAGTTATTACTCTCAACCAGATGCAGTACGGGCAGATTGCAGACTCCACGGAGTCCTACGACCTGTCTCAACAATTGACTGACTTCTGTGCTGGGGTATGTGCTGAAATCGTTCCTGTGACCTCTCCAGCGGCTGTGCTAGTTCGTCCAGAGACATCGCAGAACTTGTACGTGTTCCGATACACCGATGAGGTGGGTACTGGTCGTCGTATGCAGGCTGCGTGGGACCGCTGGGAGTTCGACCCGGCATTCGGGACAATCATCTCTATGGCGACCTACGGCGATGAGATTCTGGCTATGGTTATGCGTAGGGCCGAGGATGGTTCGACGTACCTGTGCGTTGAGCAGTTATCGTTACGACCTGCAAAAAGCAACGAACCATATTTCGACTCATATCAGGTGGCCACTGGTGTAGGTTCCGGGATTACCGTATCCTCTCCGTACCTGTTAGCAAGTCCGAACTTACTTAATCGCTGTTATGTTGCGGTTGTTGGTGGTAGCCATGCTTTGACCGGGACCACGTATGAGGATCGTGCAGAACTGACAGCCTCTCAAATTGCCGATGGGACTTTGGCGGCAGGTATCCCGTTCGAATCTTCCTGCATCCCAACCAACCCTTATCAACGTGACCAGAATGGGAACGCTATTCTACAGGGTAGGCTGGTGCTGTCTCAGGTTCAAATATCCATGCAGGATACTGGGGCTATGGACGTATACGTGGCTGACGCTAACCGTGAGTGGTTATCGAAACACTTCAACGGGTTCCGCCTGTCCCGTACCGCATCTATGGTTGGTAGTCAACCTGTCGTGGACACCTCTATAACAGCATTGATTGGCCGAGAGGTCCGTGAATGCCGTTATCGCATTCAATCCGTTAAATTCCTGCCCATGGTGGTAACAGCCATCTCGTGGCAGGGTCAATCATTTAGGAGATAACTATGGGGTCTTCTGGTGGCGGTGCCTTGGGCGGTGCTGCTGGCGGTGCTGCTGCCGGGTTCTCTGTAGGGGGTCCGGCTGGCGCTTGGGTTGGCGGCGCTCTCGGCCTTGTCTCTGGCCTGTTCTCCGGTAACAAAGAGAAAGCTCAGGCCCGGATAGCGAACGCACAGCAACAAGCTCAGTACATCGTTCAGAACGCACAGGCTCAGGCTCAGACAATGCTGAGTCAGAACTCTGCGGCTGCTCAAAACTTGGTGGCATCGGGCAATAACTTTCTGGCAGCAGCCAATGAAAGCGTTGCCCTGTACACCCAATCTCTAAACAACCAGCGGTCATATAAGGCTACTGGAGAAGCATACAATGCCCTTCAGGAGTCTATTGGTCGTTACAGTGACGATTACCTTCGTGGCACATTCCAACAGCGCCTACAGGCTTCTGAGATGTTGGGACGCACAACGGCAGAGTTCGCTGCTGCCGGGGTTGGTGGTTCCACATCGCAACTCGTTAACCGGACCATGCGTCTTCAGGCTGGTGTGGCAGAAGAAGAGATGCGTATCGGTAATCGCTCGGCTATGTGGGACTTCGCTAAACAGCGAGGGGCGCTCACTGACCAAGCAGTCGATGGTGTGCAGATGCTCGTCCAGCGTGATATGACGGGTTACGACCCTTCGGCTGGGTTCTACTTCGGTAACACTACGATAGGGCCACAGGCTCCTGTCGGTACTCAGAACCTTAATAGCTGGAGCAATACACTCGGTTCCGTACTCGGTTCCGGTATGTCTGCATATAATACCGTCCAAGGTATGAGCGCATTAAGTAAACTCAAATAGTGAGGCTATATGGCAGGGCCAGAAACTTATTCAGTGAATACGCAGCGGCAACAGGCTGCTGTTGCGCCACAGGGTCAATCTCTGATTCGCTCTACTGGCGCTGCCACTCGTCCCGCTACCGCTGCTCAACAGGGCAGCATTTCTTATGTCGGGGCGCAAGTGGCAGAGGAATCCGCCGCGTCCCAATACTCCCGTGCACAGAGCGACAAGACGACGGACTGGCTGTTAAAGGCCGCTTCCGCCATCATCGAACCAAAGATGCAGGCTCTTCAGTCCCAACAGGTGATGAAGGGTATTCAGGAAGCGGCAGCAGGGAAGTCGATTGATGAGATTAAGGACGCACCTCCGTGGTACTCCGCAATCTTCGGCGATAGCGATTTGGTTACTGCTGCCCGTGCTTATCAGGCACAGGCTGCGGTATCTAAGTTCGTAACCCAAGTACAGCGTGACATTCCGACGATGAACAATATGTCGCCGGAAGAAGCGCGGAACTACATGACCACCAAGTGGCAGGAGTTCCAGACCGGGGACATGATTACGGATGCCGTAGCGAACCAACAGTTCCTTAATGCGGCACCGGGCTTGTTTGAGCAATACAACAAGCAGAACTACAAGAACTGGCAGGAAACTGCCAAGGTTGCACAGCAGCAGGCGTACAGTGCCATGTCCGCCAGCTACAACCAGAAAGCCATGAGCTATGCGACGGACGGGACCATCTCCAAAGATGATCTTCTGAAATCGCAGGTTGAGCTGATTAACGGTCTGTCCTCGGTTGATGGTCAGACTTTTGAGTCGTGGTCCAGCAACTTGGTATCCGCTGTGCAGGATGCTGTTAACAATGGCAACTTCCATTCGGTGACGGCGATAACTTCCTCCGGCTTACTGGACAACTTACCCCCTGACCAACAGTCCGCTATAGGTTCCATGATTCGTGCTGGTGAAGCCAAATCCATTATGGATGTGAGAATCACTCCAGAATACTCATCTCAGATTGCGGACCTGCAATGGGAACTGCGTACCGGGCAACTCTCCCCGCAGGATGTATTTCAACGCACTGCGGTAATTAACGCCTCGGCCAAGGCCAAGTACGGGTACACGATGCCTCTAATCGGACCGGATGAGGTTGAGAGTTGGATGGGGACGTCAATTGGATTGATGTCCAATGAGACTAACCAATCACGTACTCAGGCTATCTCCGACCAGAAACGTCTGGCTCAGAAGACTGCTGATGAGGCTGCGCGTCAGGATGCGGAACGCCGGGAACTAATGCTGGGTGGGACCCGCTTCTCTTCGGGTGGGCTTATTCCTCCGGGAGAATCTACCGACCCAGTTAAGAAAGCTGGTGCTGGTATGTTCGACCGTATGGAGCAGGTTAACCCCGGTAGCGGATATACGTCCCTAGTGAACCTCTACGCCAACAATAATGGTCTGGTCATCCCTACCCTACAGGCTCGCTTTCAGAGTGGCCTACAGACTTCTGACAAGACCGAATGGACGCCGGAGTTTGATGAATCCACTACCAAGCCGTTTATGCAGATGATAGCACAACACGGTGGTCATAATGCGGCTGTTCAGTATTTCGGTGCTGGCGGTTATAAGAAGATGACCAACTACCTTTCTGCCATGAATAATGGTGTTCCCCAGCCGCTGGCGTATCATGAAGCCTTTGTGGAACCGCAGCGTCTGGGAGATACCGCCAACCTGACTAAAGAGGAACAGAAACTCTTACGCAAAGCGCTAGGTATGGTGTGGTATAAGAGGAACGGTAGGAGCGATTCTGCCACTGCTACCATCATGCAGTCCGCCGCTGGACATTATGCTGACCTGAAGGCAAACTCTCGGTACACGGATGACGGCGAGAGAGCAGAGACAGCACTCAATCTGGCCCTAAATGATGGCAACATTGCCTCGTATGGGCGCTGGGCGTGGGACCGGGATAAGTCTGCAAAACCTCTGCACGAGCAGGTTGGGCTGAGCAGCGACCAGACCTACGGTGTACTGTCCACGCATCTGGAGCGTATGCCGCAGTTCAAGGGGACCAATCTGGATAACGCCTCGTTCATTGAGCGGGTTGACTCGGATGGTAACTCCGCCCTGCTGGTATACGTCCCTACTGGAGATGGTAAGTTCCGTATTGGTAGCGTATCCGCTGCTGACATCCGGGAAACGGCTAAGAAGATTCGTGATGCAGAGCGTGAGCACCGTATTAAGGTACATATGGAACTCAACAACCCGCCTATGCGCCGGGGCACTGGCGAAGGCTTAATTAATACTGGTGGCGGTACTGGACTATTCTCAGGCGGTACTGGACAACGTTAATAACACATAGGAACCTCCGATGAACTATACAGAACTTCGTGGTAAAACCTCCGACGAAATCTTTGAGGCTGTTGCCAAAGACACGGGGGTTCCTACTCAACTGCTGAAGAACATGTGGCAGGTAGAATCTGGTGGTGGACAGAATATGAAGTCCCCCGCAGGTGCTGTCGGCCACATGCAAATTATGCCGCGCGAATTGGGCGTAATGCGTAAGACCTATGGTGAAGACCTCGACCCTATGAATTTGGCTGACTCGGTGTTTATGGCCGGGAAGATGCTCAAAGAAAACATGCAGCACTTTGGGAACATCCCCGATGCTGTATCCGCCTACAACGGCGGGTGGACTAAATCCAAATGGAGTAACCCAGAGACTTCGGCATACACCCCGAAGGTTCTCGCCGGAACAGGAATTACTTTCGATGCACAAGGCACCCCGCACGTCGAGCAACCCTACACAACGAGCCGTGCTCAGATTGATTCGGTTCGTCCTGAACCTGTTGTTCAAGCGAAAACCTACTTAAATTCTGTAGAGAAGAACGCTATTGAACAGCAGATGTACAATAAGCAGCTTCAGGGTACTGACACCAATGAAGTTGTTAATGAGGCTGTTCAATTAAGTTTTAACCCGGAGGCTGCATTCGGTCTGGCTGATAGCCTATCCACTACACCTCCGGCAACCTCCTATGACAGCGCCGACCAAGCCATCGCCCTTGATGTGCAGGCGTCAGTCAAAGAGGCCACCCGTATTGCGAACACTACTGCCGGAGATGCCTTCTCCGCAGGATTACAGCTATACACACTGTCAGGCACTGCTATGGAGGCGATGGCTAATACCACCGCCGACATCATGGACAAGCGTCAGCAGGTGGACCGGGAGTGGATACGGAAGTACGAGGCAGAGCGTGAGCAGATGATTAAGGGTCTGTCTCCGTATGCTGTTACTCAACTGGACCAAGCCATTAACGCGCAGGAAGCGAAGGCCATTGTGGACCGTGATAAGCGTGACCAAGTGGCCCAACAGACCCTGAATGATTCTGGTCATCCAATCCTCTGGGGCTTAGCCGCAGGTATTCTTGACCCGGCTGGCTGGGTTGTTGGTGGGGGTGTAGGCAAGGCATTTATGCTTGGTAAAAGCGTCAGCATGGCTGCTCGCATGGGTAAGTTGGCCGCAGGTAACGCCGCAGGTAACGTGGCCGTTACTGGTGCTATGGATTTGTTGGGTGGCCAGATTACCCCTGACGACTATATCCATGCCGCTGCCTTTGGTTTGGCTACTGGTGCCGCTTTGGGAGCATTCTCTCGTGGCGACCGGGCGGCTATACAGCAGGCAGCAGCCGACATGCACGAAGCCGCAGCAGCACGTACCCAGACGTTCGTGGAACGCGCGGCGAAAGAGCACTACAAAATGTACGCTGGTGTGGACCCGTTCGAAGCCACTGACCCAAATGCAATCGTACAGCTTCATCGTGGGAACACTGACCCTAGTAATGGTCCGGTGTGGTGGACTACCGACCGGGCTAAGGCCGCTGGGGATGGGGATGTTGACAGTATCTGGGTACGGGCCTCCGATATACAAACTAAGGGGGTGGCTGGTCCTAACGGCCCTGATGAAGTGGTATTCCAGACTGACCCGCGTTCGTTTGCTGTAGGCGGACCGAGTGCTGAGGATTTGGCCCAGACAGCAGCTAAGATGTCCGAGCGTGAGGTTATGGATGTTGTTGACCAAGTGCTAACCCAACCTACTGCTGAATCCAAAGTATTCCAGCCACGGGACATTGACCCGGTAGAGACTGGTCGTATACAGCAGCAGTACAGTCTGGATAGTGTGGCCGATGAGCATCGCTTGTCATCCATCAACTCCCTGTACAAATCGGCTGAAGACTTCCTCGCTGCCAACAAGGATAAGCTCCGCCATATGGCCATTGCCAACCAAAAGCGTCGGACCATCTCCGATACCCTCGGCTGGCGGTCTGCTGGTAACGAACTTATTACCGATGACAACCCTCTGGCGAAGATTTTGGGCATGGTGGTAGCTGAGGATGCTGCGGGTGTTTCCGGTGTTCGTGGGGTTACTGTGGCGATTAAATCTCGCTTACTGAACAACCACGTTAACCTGAACATTGAGCGCGGTATCCACGAGAACTACACCGCTTGGCTCAAGGATAAGGGCGTTGGTCGCGTTAAAGGTGCTTTAGAAACCTACACCACCGGGAAGAACATTACCGAGTTCTATGCACAGGTTGCAGCAGAGATGCGTAACCGGGCCAATCCGATGTTCGTGTCTACTGCACCGCGTTCCGTACAGCGAGCAGCCAACGTATTGGAAGATGGGTTCCAGCGTATGGGTGACTTGCAGCGTAAGGCTAAGACTCTGGGGCACGAGTTCATACCAACCAGTTCCCGTGGCTACCTGCCGCAACAACTGAATGGTAAAGCATTCGCTGCCTTGTCCGGTGCTGAGAAGCGACAGGTACAGCAAGAGTTCATCCGTCAGGCTACCCGTGATTTTGGGTGGGATACAGAGTTCGCCTCTAAGAAGGTGGCCGAGTACATGAACCGTGCTGAGGATGCTGCTACGCCTGCTGGCCGGATGAATCCATCTGCTGGTAAAGACCTGATGGGTGTTCTGATGGAAGAATTGGATAACCCTAATCTGGCTCCTGACCAGTACATGCAGATTCTTGAGCGTCTCCGTTCTGGTGCTGCAAAGCATACCAGCAAACGTCTTGATTGGGATTTGAACGCGACTATCCGTATGGATAACGGTGACATGATTCCTCTGTCCTCCCTGTACAATAACGACGTCCTGTCGCTGTACAAAGGATACGCCAACCGGGTGTCCGGTGACGTAGCATTCGCCCATGTAGGAATTTATGGCGACCGTGACATCCGTATGATTACCGAGGCACTACAAAGGAGCAAAGTTGGCGACCCTACGAAAACCATCCCGGCTTGGCAGCAAATCGTCAACGAAGTTTACCAGCGCCCTACTGCCATTGACGCTGGTGGTAATCTCTCCACTTCTGCTCGTTTTATTCGTCAGTATACTGGCGTCCGTCTTCTTGGCGGCGTAGGCTTTGCGCAGATGGCAGAACTGTCTAACACCATCGCTCACTTGGGCGTAGGTACGTTTATGAAGTTCCTCCCATCCGTTCCGCGTCTACTGAAAGAGACAAAGATGCTCAAGGCTGGTCAGATACCAGAGAACAGTGTTATGTGGTCTGTAGACTCCATAGCAGGTTCTCCGTTAGGTGTAGAGCAGTTCCAGATGGTAATGCCACAGGTTATTGATGAGGGTCTGTCCATTGTTGACCAGCGTTCATTCAATACTGTGATGCGTGCTATGGGTGGTGCTCAGTTGCTGCACAACAAGTTCTCCTTCATGCGTGCTGTAACGGCGGTGGAGCAGCGTTTCGTTGGTGATGAAATCGTCAAAAAGGCTATGCGCTATATGCGTGATGGTACGGATGACGTGGCTTTACGTGAGATGGGTATCACACCAGAACTGGCGGCTAAGTTCCGTGCAGAGATGGGGAACATTGCCGAGTTCACTGAGAGCGGTCACCTGAAGGCGTTGAACCTCTACCATATGAAGGATATGGATGCTGTGGCGGAGTTCATTACGGCGGTACGTCGTGGGACCGGGCAAATCATTCAGGATACCTTCCCCGGCGAGACTGGTAAGTGGATGCGTTCTGAGATTGGTCAGTTGCTGATGCAGTTCCGTAAGTTCCCTTCCGTAGCCATTGAGAAGCAGTACATGCGTCAGTACGGTAAGTTTGGGTTCACCAAGGCTCTGGGTGGCACATTGGCTGCTATGGGTATTGGCACCTTACTTTACTACGGTCGTGCTATGGTTGCTGCCTCCTTGCTCGGAGAGAGTGAGCGTGAGAAGTTCTTAGAAACCCGTCTGTCCCCAGCATCCGTAGCGGGAGGGGCGTTGATGTACGTATCCAACTTGGGTATGCTCAACGACTTCATGCAGCTTGGTAGTGGTGTCGGGAACATGCTGGACGACTCTATGGACTTAGGCTGGACCCACGGACGCGGTATCCCGGCACAAGGTATCGGTGGGGTAATCCCATCCCTTGGTACGCTGAGCGATACCTACAACCTGACTCAACAGCCTTCTGTGAACGGTGCGTTGAAACTACTCCCATTCACAAACTTACCTATGGTTCTTCCGGTAATCAATGCAATCAAGCATTCGGATGACGACTAAATGGTGGGCTTCGGCCCACCTCTATTTTATTGGAGATTTTGATGGCTATTACGTTTTATGCTACCAACAACTTCACTGGTGATGGTACTACCGTAAACTGGAATATTAACTTCGCAGACGGTTACATCGACACCACCGACGTGAAGGCGCGGTATCTGGATAATACCGGGAGCTACGTTGACATCGCTATTTCAAGCGTGGCAGGAAACGTAGTAACCATTTCCCCGGCTGTGGCGGACGGTCAGGAGTTCCAAATCTATCGTGATACAGAGAAGCGGTTCCCGCTGGTGGACTTCTCTGACGGTGCAATCCTCAACGAGACTAACCTTGACACGCTGGCTACCCAGGCTGTGATGGTATCCGCTGAGGCATTCGACCAATCTAACAACGGTGTACGTATTGCTGGTGATTCCTTGACTATCGCGCAAGGTATCGACGCCAAGGCACAGCTGGCTCTGGACAACTCCGAGGCTGCTGTAGCTACAGCGAACGGTATCGACGGTAAAGCGCAGACGGCATTGAATACCGCCGCCGCCGCTGTCGCCACGGCTAATGCTGCCACATCTACTGCTGCTGGTGCTGTATCTACGGCCAACACCGCACTGTCTACTGCCAACGATGCCGCCGATGACGCAGCTACCGCTGTCACTACCGCTAACGCCGCTGTGACTACGGCCAATGCTGCAACCACTACGGCCAACGCCGCTAGTGCTGCCGCCTCTGCTGCAACGACTACTGCGAACAATGCTGCAAACGACGCTGCTACTGCTGTGTCTACTGCGAATACGGCCTTGTCTACTGCGAACACCGCATCTACCAACGCCTCTACCGCTGTGTCCACGGCTAACGCCGCTAAGGCTACTGCTGAGGGTATCGAGGCTAAAGCGGATTCTGCTTTGGCAGCTTCTGCTAACGCTGTGACCACAGCTAACGCAGCTGAGGCTACGGCTAATGCTATCGACGGTAAGGCTACGGACGCACTAAACACTGCTGATGCCGCTGAGGCTACGGCTAATACTGCCGCTGCTACTGCGAGTTCGGCTGCTGCTGACGCCAGTACCGCTTTGAGCACAGTTACTGCTGCTGACACAAAGGCACAGACTGCTCTGGATAATATCGCGTCTCTGGATGCGGCCACCATGAAGAAAGCAGCTAACCTGTCTGATATTGCGGATAAGGCGGCTGCATGGCTTAACGTCCGTCCAATTGGCTCCACGCCATTGGCAGGCGACCCGGTAGGTGACTACGATGCTGTTACTAAGCGTTGGGTAGAGAACCTGATTAACACAGGTACTGTTGGTCCGACCATGAATGGTGTGATGAACTACGGCGTTGGTGATTTTCATCTTCGTGATAGTCGCGCATACATTCAGCCGTATGAGGTTGTATCCGACGGTCAATTACTGAACCGCGCTGATTGGCCTGAACTTTGGTCTTATGCGCAAATGTTGTCGCCCATCACCGATGCAGACTGGCTTGCTGACCCGCAAAAGCGCGGCAAGTATTCACTAGGTAACGGCGCAACAACATTCCGCGTACCGGACCGCAACGGGGTTCAGGCAGGTTCAATAGCTGCATTGTTTGGCCGTGGTGATGGCGGGGTGTCATCTAGTGATGGGACAATTCTTGACAGTGCTGCACCAAACATTACAGGCTCATTTGGCCGATTGGTTTACGCGTCAACAGGCACTATTTATGAAGGAAACACAGGGACAGGTGCCTTCTCTGCTTTCTCACCACAAGCAAAATATAAAAAGATGTCAGACCTATCTTCAATTGATGCTCAGGCAGCGGAATATCCTTCTGGGTATGAATTCTTCGCATCAAATTCAAGCCCGGTCTATGGTAGAGGTTCAACAGAAGTCCGACCCAAAGCATTCACTGGTGTTTGGGTGATTCGCGCATCTGGTGGATTTGTTGCTGCGAATACCCTGTGGAGTGTTATTAATGGCGATGCTACTAAACCCGCTAACAACACAAGTGTTAACGGTGGAGAGATTCAGTCTGAATACCGTATTGGTACTCAGGTTGAAGGTAAAACATCTCTGCGATTTGTCGGTACTATCGGTCAGGCTTATGCTGCGCGCCTGAACGTATCAAATAACTCAAATACTAATGCCTTTATCTACGATTTCGATGAGTATGGTCGGGTTAACTTCGGCAAACCGGGTGGTGTGATCAAATCTGGTGATATTACTCTGGATATGGCATCCAACGGCGATTTCTACGTTACCACAACCCGTTTACGTGTAGAACACCCTACCTCTGGTGGTCAGACTATGGGGATATCCACTCAAGGTGGGGCCAACCGTGGTGCTGATCAGGGGTGGTTTGAGCACTGGGGTAACTCCTATGGCGGTGGTTCTGACAAATCTCGTGCAACTGTTGTTGAACTTAAGATTGGTACTGGTTATGCGTGGTACAGTCAGAAACTAGCGAGTGGCGTATATGAAACCAGATTTGCAAGTGCAATCTATGCAACTGCATTCACTCAAAACTCTGATGAACGTATCAAGGAAAACATCGAGCGTATTAGCGATCCGTTGGAAAAGATGAAGCAAATTAAAGGTGTTTCATGGAATTTTAAAACGGTTGGTAATGCAAAAGGTTACGGCTTTATCGCACAGGATGTGGAAAGGGTACTCCCTGAAGCTGTAAGTGTCGGAGGTGGTGAACTGGAACTGACTGACGGTACTAAGGTATCCGATGTTAAATCGGTAAACACCAGCGGTGTGGCTGCTGCACTCCACCACGAAGCTATCCTAGCTTTGATGGATAAGGTTGAGGCTCTGGAAGCACGCATTGCAGAACTAACTTCTCAGTAAGGAGAGCAGATGTCCGACTTCGAAGAAGAGGATGTCACACAGGAAGAGAACGGGTCTTCGGACCTGTTCAAACCCTTAGAGACTATCCCCGGCGCTACCGCCAACCGGGACCAGATGGCAGAGCTACACCAGCTTATCTGCATCGCCCTGTCCGCACGTATCCGGGCAGGTATCTGGTCCTCCGGCGATATTGCCGCAGCTACAAAGTTCCTGAAGGACAACAACGTCACTGCCGATGTTGGCGACAACAAGGCACTCCAGAAACTCCGCGATGAGATGGAGACTAAGCAGAAGGCACGTCGTGAAGAACGGACGTATCTCTCTGAGCAGGAACTCGTCAAACTCGCAACGGAAGAACTGAATAACGAGATATGGCACTAAGAGAATCAGCAGAAAGAGAAGAACAACGGCTACTTGAACTCGCAGCACTGCGGGACATGTACCCCACGTTCCTACCGTTTCTGATTGATTTCATGGTGATGCTCGGATTCTTCGTCACACCGGTACAGAAGCTCATTGCTCAATTCCTTGAGTACGGGCCTCTGTATCGGATGGTGCAGGCCCAGCGTGGTCAGGCGAAGACTACCATCACAGCCGCATATGCAATCTGGCGACTTATCCACGATACCAACCTTGCCGTGTTGATCGTCTCGGCAGGGGGCAAGCAGGCGAACGAGATTTCAACTCTCATCGTCCGCTCGTTCAAAACGTGGGATAGGCTGGCCTGCATGTGTCCTGACGCCTCTATGGGCGACCGTGAGTCAGTCGAAGCATTCGACGTTCACTACAACTTAAAGAGGCTGAATAAATCTCCATCCGTGGCCTGTACTGGTATCACGGGTAACTTGCAGGGTAAACGTGCGGGTCTGCTTATCGCGGACGACGTTGAGTCCCAGAAGAACTCCCTGACTGCGGTCATGCGTGAGAACCTCCTGAACCTGACTCGTGACTTTACCTCAATATGCTCCACCGGGGATATTATCTACCTCGGTACACCACAGACTACAGAATCAATTTATAACACCTTGCCGGGGCGTGGCTTTACTGTCCGCATCTGGCCGGGACGTTTCCCTAACGCAGAACAGGTGGAAGCCTACGGCGACCAGCTATGCCCTGTCTTTAGGATGAAGATTGCTTCACGCCCTGACCTGACTACAGGCTACGGGCCGGATGGGCTTCAGGGTGCTCCGGTTGACCCGGTAATCCTTGGTGAAGCCTTCCTGAACAAGAAAGAGATTGACCAAGGGACTGCATACTTCCAGTTGCAGCACATGCTTCAGACGCGCCTGATGGATGCTATGCGCAAGCCATTACACGCAGAGAAGCTGATTGTGGCCCAACTGCCGAAGCGGGACGGTCTGTTCCCTATCACCATTACGCGAGAAATCTCTGTACAAGCCTACATGCGCCGAAACGTCCTGAGCAAGCCTCTGGTATTCGGTGTGCCCGGTAGCGTGTCTAAGGACGTCGCTACGCTTCAGGGCGTATGCTTCTACATCGACCCCGCTGGTGGTGGTAAGAACGCGGATGAAACTGCATTCGCTTGTACCGGGTTCCTGAACTCCAATATCTTCTTGCTGGATTGGGGCGGCTTACCGGGCGGATATGCCCCGGATGTTATGACCGCTCTCGCCCAACGTGTGTTTGAAGTGCGGCCCAATGTTGTCAAAATCGAAAAGAACTTCGGTTACGGCGTTCCGCGAAGTATGGTTGCCGTACCTCTGGGCCATTTTGATAAAGCTGGTGTTAACCGTCCCGGCGTAGAGGACGATATGGTACACGGCCAGAAGGAGAAGCGAATCATTGATACGCTTGAGCCTGTAATGGGTCGTGGCTCGCTCATTGTTGACGAGCGTCTCATCAAGGAAGACGAAGACCAGACCATGCGGTACAGCGCACAAATGCGTGTGACGTACTCCGGGTTCCTACAGATGGTTAATATCTCCTACGACAAAGATGCGTTGGTGCATGATGACCGACTGGATGCTTTGGAAGGAGCGGTTCGTCATTGGCAGGATTGGCTGGCCAAGAACCAAGAGAAGGCCATTCAGGCTCAACGGAAACGTGAGTTCGAAGAGTGGCAGAAAGACCCGATGATGAAGAAGCGTTGTCAGTCCGTGAAGGAATACAATGCTGGTCGTCGTGGTAAAACCATGTTTGATAAGAGAAAACGCTAATGACTATTGCTGCACAACTCCCAGACCCGAAGCTCGACGTTAAGGGCGACCGACTGCGTTTCCTGTTGGCCGCTTGTATCAGCGAGTGTAATATCCAAGCAGACAACGGTGCGTATGATAAAGGCACCAGCTTCAAAGCCCTGCTTACTGCCGCTGCTGCACTCGTGAAGGTAGCTCCGGTAGAACCTGAAGACCCGGAAGACCCTGAAGACCCTGAAGACCCTGAAAACCCGTAAGAATAATACAATTGGCCAAGGACGGCTATTGAGGAACCTATTTATGCGTATCGACGATATCTGCTCACCCGGTTTTGTACCTAACTCCCACCGTCTTCGTCAGGAGACTGTCCGGGCCATTGCTTTCTGTGAAACCATAGGAAGCGCTGAGAAGGCCGTAGAGCTACAGAAATACTTTCGTGAGGCTATCGAATACCTTGACCGAGAAATTGTCTCCAGCGGCTTGCCAGAGAGCGAGAAGCCTATTGTGGATGCTGATGCTGTGTCACCATTCGATGAGGAAGAAGTTGTGGCCGAGCCGAAACCTAAAGCCAAAGGAGGCAAGAAGTGAATCTGACCGCAGCGGAGAAGTTAGTTCGACATTTTGAAGGTCTGAAGTTAGAAGCGTACCTGTGCCCTGCTGGTAAGTGGACTATCGGGTACGGACAGACCAAGGGTATTAAGGAAGGTATGGTGTGGACCAAGGCTCAGGCCGAAGCAGATATGTCTGCCACTGTCCGACGCTTTGCCGAAGAAGTACGTCAACTGGTCCGCAAGGATACGACCGACGCTGAACTAAGCGCATTCACTTCTCTGGCCTATAACATCGGTACTCCAAACTTTAAGACGTCCTCTGCTCTGCGTTGGCATAATGCCCGTGAGTCCGCGTCCAAGGTGTGCGCTGGTATCCGTATGTGGAACAAGGCCACCGTCAATGGTAAGAAGATTATCCTGAAGGGTCTGGTACGTCGCCGAGAGGCTGAATGCTCCGTATACACAACTGGAGACTTTAATGAGTAAATTCAAGAAATATCTGGGTGCCGCATGGGATTTCACCAAGGAACATGGTGTGACTATCCTGCGTGGTGTGGCTGTCCTCCTTGTAGGTCGTAAGGTTGGTCGCGTTGCCAACCAGTCCGCCGATGTACTTGATACGGTCATCAAAGGGACTAAGAAGAATTAAAGGATAGCCATGTTCGAAGGCACCGGGAACTACGGTTCCCTTGTGACCACCCTCCTTACGGGAGCAGTGGCGGCTCAAACCTCTTATCAGGTATCCCGTATAGTCACACATGATTCTCTGTTATTAGTTGGCATCCTCTGCGTCATCGGTATCGTGGTAGGTCTGGGCCATGCTCTCTCAAGCAAGTCCCCTCTCCCATTCCGTCGTATCGTAGGCAAGGTGCTTATGTCTACTGGCGTGGCCGTTACAGCCGCTGCCGTCTATTACTTCAAACCAAGTACCGACCCGTTAGTCGTCATTGCCATTGGCGCTGGGTTAAGCGTCATGGGTTCTGGCTGGCTGGAAGAGTTCGTCCGGAACAGAACAGGAACCAAGAAGGATGATGGTAGTTAAAAGCTCTCAGAAGCTCTACAACGCTCTCAAGGACGAGAGCAATACGATGTTACCACCTGACCCTGATTAGATGCCTGATGACTTCATTAGCACGTTTTAAGTTGATTCCTGATTAGATGATTAGCTAGTCCACAGAGGGCAGTCCTAAAATTTGATATAATTTTGTGAGGGGGCAGTCCAACACAAATGAGGTCGCGTTTCCCCCGTAGGCCCGGCCTTCTGGATGGCTGAATGGCTGGATGGATGGATGGCTGGACGGCTAGACGTTTAGACGGCTAAATGGCCAAATGACCGTAAAAAAGGGCCGTGTGCACTGATAGGGTCAATCGGGCTGTAGGTCGCGCCAACCGGAGTTTCCGCACATTACTTTATAAGGGAGCTTGTAAGGTGTCTGGCGGCGATCCGTCTGACGACGGGAGAAGGGAAGAGACGTGGGGTATCTATCTTTTTGTGATTAGTGTTAGTTGTGTATCTATCTATCTATGTATGTATGTATATCCGGCTATCCTTTATCTGCGCTGCGACGGGCCAGCTATCGCTTTCCTTGTCTTCGCTACGATAAGGAAGCTATAATAGGGATTGTATTATTGCTCTTTAATAATGAGGTGAGATTATGGCTATACGTAATTGGATGGCGGTTATGGCTATTGTGGATAGTGTGGGGATTGAAGCGGCGTTAGCCTTGCCATACGTTCCGCCGGATTCTAACACTATGCCGGGCCGTGCCGAACGTTATGCAATTGAGTACAACATACAACGGGGGAAGTATGGCGAGACCATGCCGGAAGTATCGACGTCGTGCACTCATCGGGATTGATGTATCGGGGTATCATCCGCCGGCTGTAGTCCGGGACTGGTTAAGGGATACTTTAAGGGATGACTCCAAGGGACTAGCCGATCAGCTTATTTGTAAACCGTGGGCTGTATGGTTAGTGTGGGCGCATGATGAAATCACTAGTAAGCGGGTTCGTCTTCTCTGCTGTGTAGGGGAGCGACAAGCGCTATACATAATGGATTATGCGGCCCGGCTTGATGGGTATCTGTGCCGACTGTATCAATCCGACGGTGACGTGATTGATATTAGTCATCTGTCCGAGTGTCAATCGGTGCATAACTGGACCGGATACTGGCGACACGTCAACGGCGAAAGTAAGCCGATGACGATTAGTGACGATGGATTGAGAAAGCTGCGGGAGCTGATAGCATGACGATAAGGGGCCGGGAGTGTATCCTTGCCCCTTTCTTTTTTGTCCTGGACAAACCGCTACATTCTGGATGTATGTTGTACGCATAATCTCTTGCGTTCTCCTGATCGGGCTTATGCACTCATGGGTATACGTTGGCTTGTCTTACGTGTGATTAGGTGTCTGGTGAGAACGTGGGAGATTATTTTCGATTATTTTTAAATATTCGCTTGCACTATCCGAAAACGTCGCGTATAACTATCTACATCAGGACGGGCAAGGCAATACGGACTGAAGGAGGAGGCGCAACGGAAGGCGCGACACGGCGGGAGTGATACAAGGACGCGCCAAGGGGGAACGGATAGGAACTGCGAAGCCTGCCGGATACCCGCTAAGGAAAGCAACGTTTGCCGGAGTATGCAGACACGGCAAACAAATAAAAGTAGTTCGGGAGGCAAGGATAGCCCACGTAGTGGCTGCCGATAGCGTATGAAGTATCGGATAACCGAACGAAAGCGATTGACACGTTAAGCAATATGCCGTAATTTAGATAACAAGCAGTACAGCAACATTACAGCAAACTAGAATAGTTTGAGTCGCATTGAGTGCGGATAGCTGACCTGACAGCGATATGATTCAGGGGGGCCGGAGGTTAGATAGGACGTCGCCAATAAGCCTGATAAACAAAACACTGTTTATCTAATGCTACTCATTGAGCGGCATTATATAAGCAACAAGCGCGGGGGAGTCCTACCAGCACAACGCGCTTTATAAATCAAGGCCACACGACGTCGTAAAATGACGGGAAAGGTCAGGAGTGTAGGCGCGGCGGTCGCCCGTGTAGTATCAAAGATACAGCGACCAACTAAACCAAATCACTTAAACGCAACGTAAACGAGGCGCACAATGAAAGTATTAATTTCTGCATTCCGTAAAGAAAACGACCTGCTGACTCATATCAACAATCACGCAGAACTGTACGACCGCATTGCAGCGTTGGGCCTGACACCACAGCCCGTCGATGGCGTGTGGAAAGGTGTCAGCGAATTTTCTTACATGGTACACGGTGTAACCGCAGCGATGGTAAAAGCGTTTTATGCAATGGCCCGCGACTACAATCAGGAGGCTATCTTGCTTGTTGCTGATGATAACCGTGCCGCAGTAGTACCGACCGATGGCCCGGCAATGGCCCCGATGATTGACGTCGGCGACTGGAGGGAAGTCAGTAAAGAGATCGCCATACAGTTCGACGGGTACACCAAGACACGCGACGGCCGCTATTTTGTCGCAGCCACTCGTGAGCAGTTTGGCCTCGCCACTCGTCGGCTGTTAGCCACACAGCCGGGCGTGATCGCAGCTAACGAGTATGCCGCACGTGTAAACGCAGTGGGAGGATTATAAAATGCGCAAACTTAGTGAAATTGTACATCATACCCACGTATTCTATAACAGCAAGGGTTATCTGTGGATAACCCTGAAGGAAGTGCGACCTGACGGGCGTCGTCGTGTGGTAGTACGTAAAATGAACAGCAAATACTTCAGTAATTGGTCATTGGATACAGTACGCATTAATAACGAGACTTTTCAGATTGACTCACAGATTGACCTACAACCAACGGCAAGCCATTCCGCACCATATTTCTCCAACTGAATCCGGGCCTATGCCGCGCACTCATGGGCGGCAAATGCCTTGTCTTATAGTGTACCAGTGGATACCTACACAGTGGCGTAGGTATCAGCAGATACATTAATCAAAAACACAGAGGTAACACCATGCAAACTATTATCACCAAATACCACGGCGCTACCAGCACACGCGGGGGCCGTATCGTTGCCAAATACTGGAACGGTAAAAAAACGGTATCATACGACCACAGCCTGAATGCAGACGCTAACCATAAGGCCGCAGCCGATGCACTCATCGCCGACCTGAAGGCGCGTACAGGCAGCGACTGGTCCATCATTGCAGCTGGTTGCCTACCAGACCACACGGGGTACGCGTTTATCATCGAGTAAGATTTACACAGTCACCTGAATCCGGGCCTATGCCACGTTGATTCGTGGGAAACACAGCAGACAGGTACATTATGATGGCATATAAAACTCAGGTCCGCGCCTGCACGAATTTAACCACAGGCCGCGAAAGTTTTTATCAACGGCATGTTAACGGCTTTGGTAATCCCTATTGGGAGAAAATAGGCCGGGCATGGTATTTGGAGTTAATGGCGAAAGCTGACCGCAGGAATACCATCGTTGAGCGCCACGACGCTAACAGCCGTAGCGTGGACCGCGAACTATTTTTTAAGGTGTCACCAGTATGAATACAATCACGTCCGGCCTTGCACTCATCGGCGCGATTATCGGCGTCGCTGTGTTCAACGCCTTGCCAATGATTATTGGCGTGGCGGTCCTCAGTTGGTGGCTGTCATAATCCGCGCACTCATAGCCACACTGTGCGTTTCCCAATCGCATAAATCATTTTTGAGATACACACATATGAATATCAAAGAATCCGTAGCCACAGAACGCGCCGCCGCCATACAGTACGCGCACGATAACCTATCACCGGATGCCTACTGGCTGTTCTGCGACCGCCTTCGAGAAACAGAAGACCTATCACCGGATAATATCCGCGCCATTATTGTCGCAGTAGCGCAGGAGGTGTCTAATGTTTGAAGCAGCGAACGATGATCATTACAACGAGAAAACAGCGGTGGCAGAGGCACAGAAGCGCCAGCGGGATATAAATATGGCCTACTATACACGCGTGCCGCCGTTTTACGTGTTCCAGTGTGGTACGGACGGAAACCAGTTTGGTTACGTCACCAAGTACGGCTATTGTGACGTTGGTTTTAATAGCTTCGCAGATGCCACAGAGGCGGCGGAGGAGTACACACAGAGGGTAGAGCTATGACACAACCAGTATACAACGTGTATCGGGGTACGGGCGTATGCGTCCGGATGACATACCGGGCTGTTCCGGGGGCCACAGTGTCCCAATACCTCACTGACTCCGGTTGGCAGGATAGTTTAGTGACTGAACGCACTATTCGCGCCAGCCTCCCACTCGTGGCTAAAAACGTGAGGTTCAAGGCATGAAAATCATTAATCCGTTACATCTCATCCAGTTCGTGGTGGTTTACTTGTACACGTGGTACGCACTACGCAGTGCGCCGCGTGTAGAAGGCTTTAATGTCGGCTGGAGTAGTCCGCACGATGACTTTCAGGTGTACTATAACGCGCAGGTCAACGTGTTAGGCGTAATCACACCAGCGCAGGACACTACATGGCAACCAGTCGGCTGGCGTGCGTGGTTCAACCTTGTCCGGGCATATGATGACCTGCTCGAACAGACCACAGCGGCGTTCATTGAAGCGTATCTCCCAGACTTCGCAGATGACATCAACGAATCAGACACAGAAGGCAAATAATTATGACAAGCATCAATCCGGTAGACCTGACCACTTTAGGCGCACGAGTAACCGACCCGGCACAGTTGACCGAAGGCCGCTGGTATGCGGTACGCGTTAACTGTAGAGGCTATATCCCACTGGTACACGCCAAATACTTGGGTAGGAAAGGTCGGTATTCACATGCGTTTGAGGTGTGCGATGAGGATCATCTCGCGTTAAAGCGTTCTCTGGGCCTCGCCAAGCGCATCCACCGCGACAACGGTAGTATCCACTCGGGGAAGATTGATGGCGGCGGTATCTGCGAGATATTCAAGTTTAAGCAGGTGGTGGATGGTCCCGTAAGCAC